TGGCCCAGGTCTACCGGGCGGCGGACGTGCTCCTGGCGGCGAGCTCCAATGAGGGTTTCGGGCTCCCGATCGTGGAGGCGGAAGCGTGTGCCTGTCCGGTGATCGTGACCGACTTTGCCAGCATGCCGGAGACGGCGGCGGGCAACGGCATTCTCGTGCCGACCAAGTGCCGCCAGTACACGCGCATGGGTGCCTGGGACGTGCTGCCGGACATTGATGGCATCGAGGCGGCCCTGGAGATGGCCTACGGTTGGAGCGACAGCGAGCGGGAGATGCGTGGCGATCAGGGTGTCGCCCACATCTGGCGGGAGTATTCGTGGGACGTGGTAACAGAGAGGTACTGGCAGCCACTGCTGGAACGGATCGAGCGCGACGTGACGTTGGCGAAACTGGAGACACGACAGGCCGCGGCAAGAACGCGGTAAGCGCGGACAGGGCACCTGTCTCGCGGGGGAGGAACCAATGGCAACCAAGGTTTGGGCGAAGGGGACGATCCTGCGTCTCAACGGGACCGCAATCGTCTCGGTGCGCGACATCAGGGGGCCGGCGCGCAGCCGGGCGACAATCGACATGACCACTCACGACAGTAGCAACAACTACGACGAGTGGGTGGCGGCCCTGCGCAGCGGCGGTGACCTGACGGCCAATATTATCTACGACCCGACGACCGCCACGCACGGCACGCCGGCGAATGGGCTCAACTGGCAGTTCGACGATGCGGGCGGCACCCCGGGCAGTTGGGATCTCATTTTCCCGATAACCGGGTCGCCGGGCTTCACGTTCAGCGGCGAGTTGACGCAGTTCGCGCCCTCGGCGCCGGTGAAGGACGCGTTGACTGCCGACATCACCATCAAGTTAACCGGCAAAGCAACGTACAGGGCCGCGATTACCTAAATGGTGCTACTGATTGCGAGGCGTATGACAGCGAAAAAGGAGTAGCAGAGTGGCGAAGGTCTTGGGCCGCGAGGACATCCTCTCGGCCAGCGATAGGCAGACGGTCACCGTTCCCGTCCCGGAGTGGGGTGGCGACGTACTCGTGCGCGGTCTCACGGGCAAAGAGCGCGACAGGTTCGACGAGAGCCTGATGGAGGAGACCAAGGGCAGGGGCGGCCGGCGCGAGCGGCGGGTGCGCTGGAATAACGCCCGTGCCCGCCTCTGTGCCATGTGCATCGTGGACGAAACGGGGCGGCGCCTGTTCACCATGGAGGATGTACAGGCCCTCGGCGAGAAGGGAGCGGCAGCGGTACAACGCGTCTACGACGTCGCGGCCAGCCTTTCCGGACTCTCTAGTGCTGACTTGGACGAGCTCCTGGGAAACTCAGACGGCCAGAGCGACGATTCGCCTTCCGCCTAGCTCTGGCGCTGGGTTACGTGGACGTGGACGGCATGTTGGCGAGCGTGCCATCCCGCCTGATCGCCGAATGGCAGGCTTATCACGCGCTCGAGCCATTCGGCGAGATGCGAGGAGATTTGCGCAACGCCATGCTCTGCTCGCTGGTCGCTAACAAGCTGCGCGGTAAGGACGAGGCCGCTTATGCCCTGGACGACTTCATGCCGCGCTTTGCCGATGGCGGCAAGCGGCGCAAGCGTAGAGAGCGCTATCAGAGTCCCGAGGAGCAAATGGCGATCGTGATGGGCATGTTCGGCGGCAAGGGAAAGGACGCCTGATGTCTACCCTCATGGAGTTGGCGGGAAAGCTAAGCCTGGACAGCAGCGCCTGGGCAGCAGGCGTCCAGAAGGCCGTAAGCGACACGGAGCAACTGACGCGCGCCACCGGCCAGATCACCGTTTCCTCAGAGGCCGTGGCCGGCGCCGCCAGTTGGGAGCAACTCGAGGCAAAACTGCTGGCAGTGACCGATCAAGCGGGCCAGGCGGCGGTGGGTGCCGAGCAACTGGGCGAGGCGACGCAAGCGGGGGCGGCGGAGGGCGCGGCCGCGATGGAAGGACTGGCCAAACAGGCAGGTGATACGGCGCACCAGGTTGCGTCAACTGGGGAAGCTGCCACCACATCGAGCGTCTCACTGTCCGATATGGGCGTTGTGGTGAACAAACTCGCTGGGGCCCTGGGCGTCTCCAATCCTCAACTGGAGAGGTTCACCAGTTTGTTAGGCGGCCTCGGTGAGGCGGGCCTGGGGCTCGGTGCCATCGCTGGCGGCATCATGTTCCTCGACAAGTTCATCTCTCAGGTGATTCAACTCGGCGGCGAAGGCGGTCAGATGATGAACGTCATCCGCCGCTTCGATGAGCTTGCCGAACGGGCGGGCACCACTGGCGACATCATGCGGGCTGCCTTCTGGGAGGCGGGCGCTGCCGTCATAGACGATGATGCCATGATGCAGCAGTTCAATCGCACGATGTTGCTGACCGGCGACACGATGGCCGGCCAATTCACCGACATGATACGTCTGGCGCGCGCGGCCTCGGTGGCAGGGTATGGTGACGCGGCAACACTCCTCACCCAGATTAGCGAGGGAGTGGGCCGGGCCATGAGCCGGCCGCTTCTGGCGGCAGGCATCAAGATAGACCAGACCGAGGCGATGAACGACTACGCCGCCAGTATTGGCAAGGTGGCCGATGAGTTGACGCTGGCAGAGGAGCAGATGGCAATCTGGGTGGCTGTCATGAAGACAGCGGATGTATCACTGCCGGGCTGGCGTGAAGGCGTGGTGGGGGCCGCCGATGCGACGCTGCGACTCAAGACTGCCAACGACGAGTTGGCCGACTCGTGGAAGTTAGCCTACCAGCCCGCGAGCCAACAATTGGCCGCTATCGGGACTGCATTCGTGAATCTTGAGGCCAAGGCGGTTGATGCCTATGCCGCCATCGACATGATCATGCGTCTGTGGTCTGTGAGAGCAGGAGCAGACGTAACCGTTGGCCCGATTGAGGCATCGGTAGCAGCGGCCAATCTCTTGATGGACGGGCTATCCGCGGTAGGCGTTACTAGCGGCCCCGTTTGGGACAGGCTGGCGACTCAGGCGGCAAAGGCAGAAACCGCCATTGACGGTCTGAATGAGGCAGAACAGCGAACTATTGATGGCTTGAATGGCGTGGGCACGGCGGCGGGCGGTGCTACCATTATTGTCAATCAGTTGACTGGAGCCCTGGAAAGCCTGCCCACCAGTACCGATCTTCAGATCAAGATGCACATTGTCACCATCGGGCCAACGGGCCTCATCCCCGGTGCCGCTATGGAGGGTTATCACGGCCCGGCGGCAGGAGAAATCGCTGCTCAACAGAGGCGTGCCGGCGGCACTTATACCCAACTGGAATATGAGCGGTTGGTGCAGGGTCAGATCCTTGACCTGCAACGGGACACCGCCGACCAGATAGCGGACATCGTGGCTGGCTCATCGGAGCCGGTGCGGCGCGCGAATGAGACAGTGATGGAATACGCGACGCGGCTAGCCGACTGGCAGATCAGCGAGGCGCGCCGGGCTAGCACGGCGTCTGCCAGCGCCTATGGCGACGCGACAACCGCGCTCAATTCCTATCTCAGCGCCTATGAATCTGCTCAACAAGGTCTACTCGGTGCGACGATGGCCGCCGATGTGACAGCCCTGGAAGATCGTCTGGGGATGCACACCGAGACGTGGGACGAGAAGGCAAAGCGGGCGCTGGACGTGGTGAACCGCGGCATGGAATCGCCCTGGGCGGCGCCGATGGCCCTAGAATCGCCGCAGGAAGCGCTCCAGTACTACAAGCAGTTCTATGCTGGCGCCTTGCCCGAGGCCGAGTACGCCGAGGGCATGGGCGCGGCGGTGGAACAGTTCCGCGCCAAGATGGAAGCCATGATTGGTCAGCAGAATCTACAAGGGATGTTCAGCGATGCCCTGGCCACCGCGGGACTGGGGCCAGAGAGCACGTTGGTTGCGGATGCACTGGGGCCGCAGGGTGGGCCGGCGGCGGAAGCGTTCGCCACGGCGTTCGGGGCGCATGACTGGCCCAAACTGGGCACTGATACAGGCGCGGCATTCGTCGGCGGGTTTGGCGCCGCGTTAAAGACGCCCGGCACGGCGTTCACGACCACCGTGCGGAATGTCTGCGAGAGTATCTTCCAGGATTGGCTCAATAGGGATGGTATCCCGTGAGTTGGATACTTGCCGGTACTACCGTAATCAACCCCTACCACGATGGCGGGTTTAGCCAGGGGCCGGAGCTCATCGGCGCCACGTTCACCTACCTGGATGGTTCACTCGGTGCCCATAAGTTGACCACGCGCCAGAAGTATGATGTGAAGTGGCGCCCACGCAATAGCACCGAGCTCAGCAACCTGGCCACGGGGCTAGCGCTGCTGTATCTGACCGCCAGCGCCGTCACCAACCATCTCAGCGTTACGGAGACAATGATGATCCGCGAGCGGCCGGTGTTCACGCCCTTTGCCGGCACGGATGCCTGGGAAGTGAACGCCACGCTCGAGGAGACGACGGCATAGCATGGCCGATGTGGGCGCGGCGAGAGCATAGGAGAGAGAGATGGCGCGGCTTTGGACGTGGGGATTCGAGATCGGCACGCACGATGCCAATGAGTATGCCTATTCTGGATTGTCAATGTACAACAATGGCAGCCAGAGCCGCACCGGTGTTTGCGGTGCGTCCATGTACTTCACCAACTATCTCAGGCGCGTGCTCTCCTCCAGCCTGACCGAGATCTATGTCCGGCGTGGCATATACCCCAGCTCTCCTCATCCCACTGGCGGCAACAAGACATTGATCTTTGTCCTCGCCAATACCGACAACGAGCGGATGGTAGCGCTGAGATCCCAGACGGACACGGACAAGATCGAGGCCCTGGTCTGGACGGGTGACGCCTGGTCAGTGATAGCCACGTCGACCAATGCGCTGACGATGGATACTTATCAGTGCCTTGAGATGCACGTCAAACTGCACGATACCACGGGCATCTGCGAAGTGCGGGTGGATGGCTCCCTCACGGGCTGGATTGACTTCGATGGCGACACCATCGGCGATCAAACGCCTGCTGACATCAAGAATGTCTGCTATGGAGGTTTTGATGGTAACTATCCCTATGCACGCGAGGGGTACATAGATGACCTGGCGATCAATGACACCAGCGGCGCAGTGAACAACTCCTGGTGCGGGCAGGGAGGCGTCTACCCAATGCGCCCCACCGCCGCAGGCGACCACACGGGCATGACGCCCAGCACTGGCGACAACTGGGAGTGCGTGAATGAGATCGGACCCTCGGATACCGATTATGTGTCCACCGACACGCCGGACATCTATGATCTCTATGCCACCAACGATCCTACGCCTGATCCGGGAGTGGGCATTGTCGTCACGGTGCGCACGTTCGTGCGGGCGAAGCTAGCCACGGCGGGGGCGGGGAGCATCGCGACGCGGATCAAGACCGAGGCAACCGAGTACACGGGGAGCCCGGTGGCGCTGGACACGACGGCGAAGTACCTGAGCACGGAATACCAAACGAATCCACAGACGGGTGTTGTCT